ATGGGAATGCGTTGGGCAGGTGAAGTGCATTACAACACAGATTATGAAGCACATGATACGAATTATAGATTAGCCTTGATGGGTCAGGCTAAAGCCATGGTGCAGAATAATCCTATCATCGACAGTCTCATCACAAAAGAAATTATTGGCATGCTTGCACCTGCTGAAAAGATCCCGCAGTACGAGCAGGCTTATATTGAGACTATACAGGATCAGCAAGTCAAAACATTGATGACACAAGATAACGAACAAGTATTGAGTCGTGACCTTGGTGATCAGATCGTGACACCAGAAGATTTTGGTGAGACTGCGCCTGTATTAGGTGACACAGGAGAATATGATAGTGCAGGTGACGAAGGTTTAGCATACAATGATCAAGGTATAGGTACACCGGTCACTTACACAGGACAGAGTTATTATACTAGCCAGGCTATTGCAACACAATTAACTGGCGTTAATACAGGAAGATAATTACAATATACGTTTGTTACGTTATAACTAAAAGGAAAAAATAATGTTAGAAAATCAACTCGATGGCAACGCCACAGCCCCTGATGCAGAACAGGTTACAAATGATGCCGGTGATGGAAGAGTAAACCCAGGTGCTATTCGCAAAAGCACTACCAATTCGATATTGACTGCATTGAGTCAAGCCAGCGGTCAACAATTCGAAAGCGTAGAAGCAGCATTAGCATATGTGGCACGTACTTCAAGTCAACGTACCGGTGGCAACGCACAGCCAATGGAGTTAGAGCCAGCAATAGAACCACGCATGGGGCGTGAAGCAGGCAATGACAACACCGACCTACGCGATCAGTTCATGAAACTACAGCGTGATCTTGCACAGAAAGAACGTGCATTACGCATGAAGGAACTAGACACTGAGATATTACGCAATATGGGTGATAGATTCGATAGTGATTTACAAGACTATGCATTGCAAAAAATCAAAAGTAATCTACAGTTCAAGCGTGATGGCTCATTTGCCATTGTGAATTCAAAGGGACAAGAACGATATGGCATGGACGGTAATCCATTAAATTTAAGAGGCTTGATTGATGAAGTTGCTCAAGGTAACCCTAAATTACTTAAGCAAAATAATCTATCAGGTGGCTCAGGCTTACGACCAGGACAAAGTCAATTTGCTGGTGCACCTTTAGATGAAATACCTGACTATAGCAAAGATCCTGCTGCTTTCAATGCATGGGCAAGCAAGATGGGCTTAGGCAAGCGTGTTGGTCTCAAGAGCGCAACAGTAAGTGCAACGGTCTCTGGCACAAGTAAGAAGATTATATAAGCCAACTAAGGAGATATTAAAATGGCATATGTACTAGGCGGCCAGCAAGGTGAACAATTTGGTTTCACAAAGGCCATCTCAAACTTCGCTCTTCGCGCTATGCACGAAAGCACAGGACTCGTAGAGTTCACACAGGTTGTTACTCCTAATCAGGGTAACGAATATTTGGTGCCTAACTTCGCACCGATCACATATCAGGACTACAATCCTGCTTCAACATCAAACAATGCTGGTTTCCCCCCAGCAGTTGAACAGAATCCTTCATTGGGTCAAGGTTCAATCACTGCAACTCCTGCTGTTGCTGCAACTGCGTTCGACGTATTCTACGCATGGACTACATCATTCGAACTAGCCGCAACATTAGGTGCTGAACTTGGTGAGAGTTATGGTGAAAAGGTTGATGCCCGCGTTTGCGCAGCATTCCTTTCATTCAAAGCAACTCCAGGTAACACTAACTATAGCCCAACACCAGCAGACGGCTTTGCTCGTCCGTTAGAATTAGGTGCTATGGAATTAGTGCAGGCTGGTCTTCCTGGCAACACTGCTGGTTGGACACAAGGCTTCACATCAAACAGCGTACTACAGTTAGTTCGCAATGTCAAGCAGAACTACAAAGTTGCTCGCTTGCCAGGTACTCCAATCATCGTATTGGACAGCAATGGTGATGCAGCAGTTGTATCTGCAACCCCAATAGGACAAGATGGTTCTTCATTGAATCGTATGCTTACTGAATTGACTGGTGGTGCTGTAAGCACTTCAGGTGGTTCAAACCTATCTGCACTTGGTAACGAATTGTTGTCAACTGGACGCATTGAAAGCGTTTATGGTTGCGCAGTATTGTTCACTACATTCTTGTCAGCCGACAATCGTCCATTGCTTGGTCAGCAATCAAACAGTCCATGTTTGATTGGCGCATACTTCCACGAGACTGCGATCTTCACAGTACTCAAAGAAGGTCTTGCCATCAAGATGGGTGAGAAGCCAGGCGGACTACAGATGTGGTTGACTGGTCTTGCATACATGGGTGCCGGTGTCGCTGACAAGCGTCGTGGCGGTGCAATCAACATTCTTCAAGCCTAATTGAATTAATTATAGGAACGTAAATTATGTCAGTCCCCTATCAACGAGTTAGCAATGCGACAGTAGCAGATATCATATTCTATGATCCTGCTGCCGAAAGGCGCGCCGCACAAATGCAGGTTAATTGGGATGACTACTTTAAAGTAGGTAGTCAAGAGATCCTTTATCAACTTGAGTTTGGATGGTGGAACAAGTATTGCGATACGGTGTTAGGGGCTACATATTACACTAATTTGCCTAACGGTGCATTGATATCTTCATTCAATCCAAGTCTGCTCATCAAAAATGATCAGACACTAATACGCCTAGATACATTTATGGCTGTAAAGATATTCTATGAATCAATCGTATCAGATGTTAGTAACGTCAACGATGTTGACAGAGCCAACTATGATCACGCATTGCGTAGATATCAATTTGAATGGGAGAAAGCATTGCAACTCATGAATTTCTATGACTTAAACCAAGATGCTCCTAACGGACCCACAACGAAGTTAGAAGAGAATTGGACAGCAGACGTAGATTATTTCAATGGTGATAGGAGATACTTCTAATGAGTAATGTGCCACTAATCGTCAAGCAGAATGTCATTGATTACCTCAAAGTAGTTACAGATGAACTTGTACCTATCGTTGAAGTATCAGGGATATATCCTGCTGCTGATGATATAGTGCCATATGGCGTCTATGTTGATGATGTTTCTACGATCAGTAGAGAAGTAAATCAATTGGGCGTCACTAGATGTGGAAGTATCTATACTATGACCGATCAGTTCAATATTTTGTTTGTAAGTGTTCAAGATGATCCTAAATGGATCTTTATTGAAAAACGCATACAAGATATGAGTGCTGACGCAGCATTTTTTGATGGTTACTTTGAAGTGACTTTCACGCAAAATGTTGTGATAGGCAATCGTAGTGAAAAACGCACCTATGTATTCAATTTAAAACGCTTGAATTTTAATGATTAACGCCACTAACTTAAGGAGACAATAAAATGGCATACATTACAGTAAACGAGACAGGTACTTTCCCTGCTCTAATATTGTCAACTGATATTGCAAACTCTAACGTTGGCGCAACTGGTAATGGTTTTGTCGCTGGTAACTCAGTAACATTACTAAACGTGACTTGCTTACAGGATATCACAGTGACTAATAACACTGGTATATTCAGTTGGACTGACTTCTGCTCAAGCAGTGTCAACAAAGTCACTACACCTAGCGACAACGAGATCAGCACTAACATCGTCATCGATGATGTAGGCTTCTTCGGAGAAAGCACTGCTGGAAACACTACAGCGCAATACTATGGTGTTAGCGGTCTTTCACAGAACCGTGTTGAAGTTGCATTCAGAGTTCAGTTGAACAATAGCAGCAACGTTGGTAACGCAGCACCTGCAAATACTTTCATCTATCATGGTGTAGGTTATTTGAGCGGTGTAGCACCAACAGTATCACCAGACAGCCCTGTGTGGGTATCACCACTCACAATCGCTGTCAATGGCGATATGGGATCTGGTCCTAAGGTCTAATTGACCAAAGAAAGAGGGCAGAGCGATCTGCTCTCTTTTTCTATATGGTGAACAAATGAATACTAATAACAATACCTTCCTAAAGACTGAGGAAGAAAAACTAAGAAGTCTTATCGCCGATGAGGCAAAATTATTGCCCATGCTTAACAACATGGAACAGACAATCAGACAGATGAAAGCCAAACAGGCATTTCGCATCGCATTGCTCAATCAACTTTTGGAAGAGCATTACGATAAATATTCAGGGAACTAACAATTTAATAAGGAGATAACAAGTGAATATTAAAGATTACGCAAGCAAACCAGAATTGATAGAAGTTATACTCGACGGTGAAGAGTTAGTCGAGCGTTATGGCGAACCTATCACATTTTACACATACAATATCGTGCGCATGTCAACATACTTTGACTTTTTCAATGCACGAAGCAATAACGAGTTCGCAAATCTAGACAAGATGATGAAGTCTATGATCTTGGACAAAAACGGCAAGCAAGCACTTGCTGAAGATGAGGATCTACCTATCGACATCGCTGCTGCGGCTATCAACAAGATTGGAGAAATCTTGGGAAAACCACAGAGCAAGGCATCGACCCAAACAGTTGGGGAAGCGCAAAAATGATCACGATAGGTCGTATGGCTGAGAAGTATGGCATGCTTCCACATCAAGTGGAAGCACATGCTACTACATACGACTTCATGATTACCGATGTCCTTGCTGCCTATGACAATTATCAAATGGCAAAGAATAAAGCAAAAGGTGCTCCTGTAGATCCTAAGTTATATAACTTGAACCAAGATCAGTTGCAAACTATATTGAAAAAAGGTAAACAAAAATAATGAGCAATATAGTTGATCGCCTAAACAAAGTGTTAGACACATTAGATGAAAAATCTATAACCAAATTCGCGCACACAGAATTCGTGAAAAACACTCCTGTGCGATCAGGCAATGCTAGACGCAAAACAGTATTGCAAGGCAACGAGATACAAGCGAATTATCCATACGCTGAAGTATTGGATAAAGGACGCCATATGACTAATAGAGGTATGCGTGGTAGCACACAAGCACCAAAAGGCATGACTAAACCTACATTAGAAAGTGTGCGTGATTATGTCTATAAAAAATTGGGAGTTAGAATATAATGGCAACGATAGACCAATATAAAATACAGATCGATGTCAGTGGACAGAATAAGGTCGATGATCTTAGTAAGTCTACTAAAAATGCTACCAAAGATTTACAGACATTAGAAGATCAAGCAAAGAAAACTGAGGATGCATTTAATACTCTGGGTAATGGCTTACAGAAAGTAGGTAACATTGCCGCCGCCGCATTAGCATTGATAGGCGGTACTGCTATTAAGACCGCAGATGAGATGGTCGATCTTGGTGCTGCGTTTGGCGTATCAGCAGGATTCGTCAGAGGTCTTGCATTAAGTCTAGAAGAAGCAGGCGGAAAGTTTGATGGCGTAGGTAAAATATTAGTCAACTTCTATAAGTCATTAGATGAAGTAGCCAATCTAAATGCTGATACACAAGAAGCCTTCAAAGAACTAGGTATAACATTAAATGACCTACAAGGTAAAACTAACATACAGATATTTGAGCAAGTTATTGGTAAACTTGCTGAGATGGAAGAAGGTGCTGCTAGAACGGCATTAGGTATCAAGTTATTTGGTAAAGAATTCGCTAGTGTAGATCCTAAAGTTTTAAACGAAATATTAAAGACAAAAGATTTTGCTAGACTAGAAGTAGAAATGCTCAAGGCTGCGGCAGCAGTCGGTGCAATGGAGCAGAACTTCCGCAAATTACAAGAAGCATTTTTGCGTTTCATAGAACCATTCTTAGGTGGTGCTGAAGATATGGTATTGACTGCCGAAGAAGCAGATAAAGCCATAAAAATACTTGCCGCTACATTCGCATTAGCGTTTGGTGCAGCAGCAGTCGCTGGTGTCATAAAGATGGCAGCAGCCATCAAGCAAGTAGCGATAGCGGGAGCATTACTAGCAAAGAATCCTGTACTAAGAGCATTAGCATTAGGTGGTCTTGCTGTAGGTGGCATAGTCGCAGGAAAAAGTCTATTAGAAGATGAACCTGCAGGTGAAGATCCCGCAACAAAAAAAGAAAAAGATTTAATCAAAGCCAAAGAACAAGAAAAAACTATTGGCGAAATTATTACTGCGCAACAAAAATCTGCCGCAGAGTCACAACAGAGAACATTTGATCTACAAAATCAAACTACACAAGCAGCATTAGAATATCAAGCAGCCATTAATGGTACTGCCAATCTAACTAAGCAAGAAGCAGAACGAGCCAAAATTCGTTATGAAACTGAGCGTCAATTAAAGACTGATCTTGCAAATATAGATGCTAAGATTACTGAGGAACAAAATAAGAAAGGTTATGTCAATCAAGAATTGATCGCAACCTATGAGAAACAAAAAGAAGTCATCACAGCACAAGCACAAGAAAGTTATAAACAGAAAATCATTGCTCTTGCGCAACAAGAATTAGAAAGAAGTAGAGTTGTAGATTTACAGAATCAATTGGGTCTCATGCAACAACAATCTGAAAAGACTGTTGCCATGAAAGATGCAGAATTGGCACGCCAAGTGATCACAGGTGAGATCACAGAAAAACAAAAAGCGCAACAATTAGAATTGATCAAGATACAAGAGTCTGGTGCATTGAAAGAATTGCAATTGGCAAAACAGATTGCTGCCGAAAAAGACGATATCAAGAGAAAAGAATTACAAAACGAATTGGATAGAGTCAAGGCTGCTACTGACTTTGCTATCAACGAAGAAAGACGCAAGCGTGAAGAACAAAAAGCATTAGAACAAAGTTACACTGCTGGTGTAGTCAAAGGATTAGAACAAATCGCTGATCAGTTCAAACCAATCAACATGGCACAAAAAGCCGTAAGTGATACATGGGGAACTATCAGCAATGCTGTAGATACATTCGTCACTACTGGTAAATTCAAGTTCAGTGATTTTGCAAGACAAGTTGTTGCCGATCTTGCTAAGATGATCATCAAAGCACAGTTATTTAAGGCAATACAAGCGACATTAGGTTTGTTTGGTTTCAGTATACCAGGTCTAGCAGCAGGTGGCCCAGCGCAAGCGAATCAACCATATATTGTTGGTGAGAAAGGTCCTGAACTATTCGTGCCAAAAAATGCAGGCACTGTCATACCTAATAATCAATTAAGTCAAGGTGCTACAAATGCTGTTGCTACTGGAGCAGTTAATGCACCGATCACTAATAATTACAATACATATAACATCAATGCAGTAGATGCCAAGAGTGTTGCGCAATTGTTTGCAGAAAATCGCAAATCATTATTAGGTGCTACTGAGATGGCACGCAAAGAAATGGCATACGCCTAACAGGAAATAATATATGGCAGGTTTACAAACAATCATAAACAAGGCAAGCAGTTTAGGTATTGATCGTAGAAAAGTTGTTGGTGTACAAATCACACGCAACGAGATACCAAGAACTAGTTTAACGCCAACTACACAACCATGGCGCTTTACATTGAATATGCCAGCAAGTTTAAGATATTATAACAATCGTGACTTACTAGAAGCATTAGATACATTAGATCGTTATACTCCAGAGTATGTAACGTTTAGTGATAATGCTTGTTTGAGTTGGATATTCCGTTATCAAGGATCTATGGCACAAACCATGATCAACAATATCACAGTAACTAGTTTTACAGGCAATCAATTAGTATTAGGCAACTTGCCAGTATTACCAAGCACTAGAGTATTGTTCGAACCTAACGATCTTATACAGATTGGTAATTATAAGTTTCCATTCACAAGCACTACACAAGTATTGCGTGGTTCTAATAGCACAGTAACAGTAACTACTAACAGACCTAATATCATTACAGGTAGTGTAGTAGGAAACAACATCACAGTTGGTAATGATTGTGAATTTTATATGTTCTGTCCAAACATGCCTACATATAAATTGATACCAGGTGGCTATGTAAATGGTAATGGTACTACATTGAATAATGCATTGATTGAGTTTAGTGATGACTTTACATTATACGAATGGGTGGGAGCCGCGTAATGCAAACAATACCACAAGTCAGTAATAATGCTACGCAAATCAATAGCGCAGAGTTCGTGAAGTTGACGATATTCAATGAATATCCACCAAGCACTGCTGCTAATATTACTGCCAACACTACTTACATCATACAAACAGCAGGCAATACCAATTGGACTGCTATAGGTGCAAGCAGTAATGTTGTTGGTACATATTTTACTGCTACAGGTGCAGGTGTTGGTACAGGTACTGCAAGCAATGTATCAGTTATCACTGCAAGCACAAGTTATAAGAATGAAACAATCGATGGTAATGTATATTCGGCTTTAGGTGGTTTATTGCAAGTTGGAACACAGAACAGAAACTTGCGTGTTACAAGTGCCGACACTACCATATCCTTAAGTGGTATAGGTGGCAATAGCATCTATACAGTATTAGGTACAAAGATACGTGGTAGCGAATTAGAGATATATCGCGGTTTCTATGATGCCAATATGATACTTGAGACACCTGTTTATCAACGATTCCGTGGCATCGTGACAACATATGCTGTATCAGAAGATCGTGAAAATCAAGATGATAATTTCACAGTCAGCATCAATGCAAGCAGTTATAAAAGTGTATTGCAGAATCGCATAGCAGGTCGTAAAACAAATAAAGAAAGTTGGCAATTCTTTGATAGCACAGACACTAGCATGAATCAAGTTTATGCTATCTCAGGTGTACAATTTGACTTCGGACAAGATCCTAAAGGTAAGACAGTTGTTCCAGGATCAGGTGGATTACCTGGTGGTCCAGGCTTTAACAAAGATTTTGATCCAATGAGAGGCATGAATCAGGATTAACAAATGAATGTAAGATTAGCAAATAAATTTGATTTACCATACTTTTTAAGTACTGTACATGAGATACATAAAAAAGGTGAGATTGGTACATTCGATGTACCTTTAAATGATGATTATCTGAATACGATGTTTGCCACTGCCATTAATGGTGGTGGAATGGTGTTGATCGCAGAAAGCGATGAACCAATTGGCATCATGTTAGCATTAATATCGCCTAACATATGGTCAAATGAGACATTGTTGATGAATGAATTGTTATGGTATGTACATGAAGATTATAGACATACAAGAGCAGGATATTTGATGCTACAAAAGTATCAAGCAATATGCGAAGACCTAATAGAAAAGAAACGAATAAAGTTTCATACGATCAACACAGCCAAACCTATGTTTGATATTGATTTTACTAGATTTGGTTATGACATGATCGCAAGCACATGGATAAGCACAGGGGAATAATATGGCACCAGTAGTCGCAGTCGTTGCAGCCGCAGTCGCTAAAATTACAGTAGCCGCAGTTGTTAAATTCGTAGTTACCACAGCATTAAGCATTGGTGTCAGCAGATTGTTGGCAAAACGTGCCATGAGCAAAGCACAAGCAGGTGGCGATGGTGGTGGTCGCGTACAATTACCTCCTGCGACAGATAACAAGATTCCTGTAGTGTATGGTACTGCATTCTTAGGTGGTGTTATCACAGATGCTATGATCAGTGCTGATCAAAGAACTATGTGGTATGTAGTAGCCATAGCAGAAACTACAGATACAAGTGCAGGCTCGCAGATCAGTTATGGTGATGTTTATTATGATGGAAAATTAGTGCAATTTGGTACTAATGGCGCAGTAACAGCGTTGATCAACAATAGCACTACACCAAGTCAAAGCGATGGTAGAGTAAATGGATATCTAGATATCTATCTCTATAGAAATGGCAGTAGCACACCTGTAAACAGTAGTTTTACAGCACAGCAAGTATTGAGCGTTGCTAATGGCGTGCCCGCAAGTCAAGCATGGACTGTTAGTAATCAAATGACTAACTGTGCATTTGCCATCGTTAAAGTAAAATATAATACAGATGCAGGAACTACTGGATTAGGTGCATTGACTGCGCAAGTCATCAATACAGAAAGTGGACAAAGCACAGGTGTGTTTAGACCAGGTAGTGCAATCAAAGACTATATGCTTAACACAAGATATGGTTGTGCCATACCATTAGCACAGATTGATACTACAAGTCTAGATAATTTAAACACATATAGTAGTCAAACGATCTCAGTGACAGGTGGTCCTTCACCGACACAAGCAAGATATCGCATTAATGGCCCATTAGATACTGCAAGAAATTGCTTAGACAATTTGCAATTCTTAGTAGATAGTTGTGATAGTTGGTTACAATATAGTGAATTAACAGGTAAGTGGAAAGTTGTCATCAATAAAGCATACACGCAAGCACCCAATGCTCAGACAACAAATAATTTGTTTATCGTCAATAGTAGTAATCTTGTTGGTGGCATAGAGATCAGCCCAATCGATCTAAACGAGACTTATAACCAAGTAGAAGTCGCATATCCAAATACAAACATCAAGGATCAGACTGACTATCAGATCATAAACTTATTTGATACCAATCCAAGTCTATTGAGTCAGAATGAAGCAGTCAATAGATTAAACATCACGCTACCATTAGTCAATAACGCAGTACAAGCAAAATATCTTGCCGCAAGACGCATCTATCAAAGCCGTGAGGATCTAGTCATTAGTTTCAGTACTGACTATAGCGGTATACAAGTAGAAGCAGGTGATATTGTTCGTGTCTATCATGAGACATATGGTTGGGATGCGGCAGGTGGTTTTCCTGATGGCAAGTTGTTCCGCATCAGCGAAGTATTGGAAGAAAAGGATACGAATGGTAATTTGTATGCAAGTTTCCGTGCATTCGAATACAATGCATCAATCTATGTTGACGATCCTGTAGAAGATTACATACCTGCATTCAATACTGGATTGACTGATCCTAACATCATCAGTGCACCAGGTACACCGGTAGTTGTAGACTTTGATCCTACTAATGCTACAATCACAGGTTTCCAAGTACAAACATATATTCCTGATCAGGGACTAGTCAAATACATAGATTTTAATTATGGTTATAGTGCCAACGTTTTGACGCATAGAACGTATATGACTAGATCAGACGCAGATGGTACACCATTTCAGAATAGTGATACCGCTAATAGTGTTTTTAATTATATCTGGGCAGACGTAAATGATTTACCTGCAGGCACGTATTATTGGTCTACTGTCGCTAGAAACGATTATACAGGTACACGCAGTGGTAGCAGTACTCCTGTATCATGGGGAGGCGCCAATGTCATACCTTATGATCCTATGAGTAATACAGGTGGTATAGCAGGTACACAGATTAAAAATGATACGATTGTAAACAACAATATTAGCAATAATACTATCGAAGGTGGCAAGATTGCTAATAGTACAATTACTATTCAAAATTTGGCTAGTGGTTTCGATCAACTTGATACATATGAAGTATTCAGTAGTAGAAGCACTGCATTTAGTGACGTAACTACTGGTGTTTATAATGTTCCAGTATATCTTGATGGTACTACAGTAGCCGCTACAGAATATTTCCCATATGGACAAGGTACTAGTACTACGGCGATGGGCTATGCAAGTAATAGTACCGGACCTTTTACACCAAGCAATGCTGCTTTGTTAGTAATTAATAATGGTGATGACAATTGGTGGATCATAGGTGCTACCACTTTCTCACCATCCGCAACTGATATTAGTAGATCAGGATATTTTAAATTGATGGCAGATGCAGATACTACAGTACAAATTGGTTCTGGTAGAAGTTCTGGAGGCTATGATATTGTGGCGGGTACTCATTTTGATACCATAGAACTATTAGCAAATAAACCAGTATTCTTTACGGACTATCAAGTTGCGCAAGGTACATCCACAAGTCAAATAGTATTTTTTATGCGAAATATGGTTTCAGGCACAAGAGTTTATGTTTTTTATGGAGAAACAAATGGATACAAAGTTAGTGTATGATGCAGGAGATAATGTTCTGGATCAATACAAAAAAATAATTGAAACAGGTACTAGTGAAGAATTTATAAGTTTTGCTAAAAAATATAATATTTTCCAAGTGCCTAGAAGTTCTGTCTATAGAAATATGTGCATCTTAATAAAAGCACGATTAGATCGTGAAGGTCTGAGTTACGAAACTGTAAGACCAGAATAAATACAATATAGGAATCATTAAAATGAGTCTACTACTTAACGGCGCGAAAACAATGACGATTGCAGGCACTGAGATGCAGTGCTTGGAAATCTATACAGGCGAAGCATATACACTGCCAATCGCATTCACAGATACCAATGGTAATGCTGCTAATGCATTGAGTCCCAATGCATGGGGAATCGCAGCAAGTGCCAAATTCTATACAGTAGATAATGTTACATACAATGCAAACGGTAGTGAGGTTATTTTAGGTAATATCAATCTAAACAACACGCAACCAAGCAATACTGCGTACACATTACAAACTGCATTCGTAAACGCAGCCGCAGGAACAGCATACTTGTATATTGGCAACAATATAACAAATAGCGGTAATAATACACCAAATGTAACATTAGCAAATAATACAGCAAATAGCACATTGGTGCTTGTTACATTAGAAATCACACGCGAAAGCACAGCCAATGCTGCGCTTGATAATATTAACCGTGAACCACTAGGATTCATAGTAAGGTATCAATAACATGAGTGAAATTAACGCCAATATTGTTGTTCAACAGATTGGTGCTAATATCGTTGTTGAACAAAACAGCATCAATATTACACCAGAAGATATTCAATTACGAGTATTCGCGGGTGGGTATGCTACACCTTCAGGAAATATTTACGAAGTTCAGTATAATAACGGCGGCATATTAGCGGGTAATCCTGCATTAAAATTTTATCCAAGCAACACTACTATCGTAACAGATAACATCATAGTCACAAACGATAGTAATTTAGGTGATGCAATTGCCAGTAATCTTTATGCAAACGCAGGTACTATCGGTGCAAGTTTATTAACTGGTACATTGACAACTACAAGTCAACCAAACGTAACAAGTTTAGGTACATTGACAGGTCTTACAGTCAATGGTAACGTAACTGCTAACTATTTTTTAGGCAATGGCGCGTTTTTAACAGGCATCGATGCAAGTTCTATCAGCAACGGCAATAGTAATGTAAAAGTTTATGGTAATAGTAATGTTGCAATAAGTGTTTCGGGAAATAGTAATGTTGCGACTGTAACCGGCACTGGAGTCAATATTTCTGGATATTTAACTGCGACAGGTAATATAGCATTCAATGGAGCCAATGTCAGTTTAGGATCTAGTTCTAATCTTAAAATATTAGGTGGATTGAATGGTTATTTCTTACAAACAGATGGCACTGGAAATTTAACATGGACAGTAGGCGGTAATGGCGGTGGTGGTGGTAATGGTGTCCCAGGCGGAGCAAACACACAGATTCAGTTTAATGATGTAGGCAACTTTGCCGGTAACGCAGGTTTCACATTTGACAAAACAACAGGCACTTTAAATTCTATCAAGGCTAATATAGCAAACGTTGTGATCGATGCGGGCAATATAACTACGCCTGGTAATTTAGGTAATATCACTGGTGCTAACGTTATCGAGTGTCAAGAAATTCAAACTATAGCGATTAATATTCCTCAAGGGTATAATCCTAACGCAGCCACTGTAGGTAACACTACGATACAATTTAAATTGCCTATTATAATAAATGGTAACACATATTATATAGGTTTGACTGGAAACATTTAATGTCTTTGCAGATTGGAAATGGAATCAATATTGTAGGTGGCGTCAATATAACGATTGATCCAGGACAGATTCCTACAAATACTAGCGTCCCTGTAATTTCAGGTACAGCACAATATGGTCAAGTGTTGACTACTACGACTGGTATATGGGATGCTGCACCTAAACCAATAACTTATAATTATCAATGGTTAAGGGGAGCCGCACCGATATCGGGCGCTACTAGTAATTCATATACAATTACAGTTAATGACATTGGATATAATCTGCAAAGTAGTGTGCAGGGTGTAAACGCTCTTGGTAGCAATATTGCATATTCTGCAAATACATCACCTGTCATACCATTAATGCCTGCAGCACCAACTGGTGTCACAGCGGCAAGTTACAATTCTACTACTGCATTCTTAACATGGACGCCACCGTCAGATCCTACAACATTACCTATAACAAGTTACTATGTTGAGATTAATAAAGTTACTGCACCTGCATCCACTACATATCAAAGTATACCTGCAGGCAGCAGTGGTTATGTTACTGGATTAACTACAGGTAGTTTTTACAATTTTAGAATTGCATCAGTCAACGGCGCGGGTCAAAGCCCATATAGTTCATTAACAACACCTAATACACAAGTGGTTCCTGCAATTGGTGAATCATATGGTGGCGGTAGAGTAATAGCAACAGGATTTAATAGTGCTACAATTTGTAGCCCATTAAGTGGTGGTACATCAACAGGTACATTATCACAGATACAAAATTTCTGCAATGCTTTAGTACTCAATGGTTATAGTGATTGGTTTGCACCTTCATTAACTATAATGCAACAAATGCAGACTAATAGAACAGTAATAGGTGGTTATACTTCAGGAGAATATTGGACTACTACTGTTGTACCTGCTAATCCATCATTATATTATACTTTGACTATGCCAGGTGGAGTGCTTTCAGGAAGACTTCCAACATCGTCATTTTTAGTAAGAGCAGTACGAAATCAATTTTATCCATAAGTAATAAATATTATAAACGCCCAAACATTGCGAGCCAGCAAGTTCGGGACAACAACGCGAGAAAGCGGAGGAAATAAGATGGCAAAATTTAGTCAAAATACGCTCAACCAAGTGGGCGGATTCGATGGACAAGTCTTAGCACAAGAACTTGTCTATAACCAGAAAGACTTCTGGAATCTAGCATGGAGTAACATCACAAGTTACCCAAGTGGTTGGCAGACAGGCACTACTCCAATCAACTTAGCAGGCGCGACAATCGATGCCACAATTATCAGACGAGCCATCACAAATTTCCGAGATAGCCGTAGTGGTTACGACTTCACGATCACTGATTATCCATTAGTCAGTTTGATCACAACGATCACAAACACAACTACAGGTACAAACATATTAACTTGTAGTTCAACAAACGAATTATTCGTAGGCATGCCCGTACAGTTCAAAGGAACTGTGTTCGGTAACGTAGCGATCAACACAACATACTATGTAAAAGAAATCATCACTGATACAACTTTCACGATCAGTGACACTCGCGGGGCTGCACCAACTTACACGCCTGGTACAGTATTTGCATTGACAACAGCCACAGGCTCTATGACGATGAATCGCATAGAAGCATTACCCATATCATTGAGTATCACTAATCGTGACAATGCCGCTGGTACATTCACATTAGTCATAGATGAAGAAACATGGGCAACTATAGGTCGTGATAGTCTGCAAGTTACATACTCAGGACTTCCTGGTGACCCTGATCTCGGTATCAACGCCTCAGATCCAGCATGCTTTACTGGCAGAATCAAGATTAGTTTCCCAGCGAGTGGCACTACCCCTGCTTATGATGAGAGCATATTCTTATTGTTCTTGGTCGCAAGCGATGGCGTTTATAATTAAGGAGTCATAGACATGGCAAATCAAGTAAATGTTAATGGCTCAGGTGTAGTTCAAGTCAACATTGAACCTACTCCAAACGTATTAGTACAAGTAGATAGAGCAATCGTTCCACAAGGACCCGCTGGTGCTACTGGACCCCAAGGACCAGCAGGCGCTACTGGCCCTGCAGGATCTACTGGCCCTATAGGTAGCACAGGTATTGCAGGATCTACTGGCGCGACCGGTCCCCAAGGACCTCCTGGCCCTGCAAGCACACAAGGTGCTACTGGCGCGACAGGTGTGCAAGGTGCTACAGGAGATACAGGCGCAACAGGACCACAAGGTAGTACAGGTGCAACAGGTATACAAGGACCACAAGGTGCTACAGGCGATATAGGTGCAACTGGCTTAACAGGTGCTACAGGTCTTACAGGTGCTACAGGTCTAACTGGAGCCACAGGAGATACAGGCGCAACAGGACTTACAGGTGCTACTGGCTTAACAGGCGCAACAGGACTTACAGGTGCTACTGGACCACAAGGTGCAACTGGCGCAACAGGTCTGCGTGGTACTGTAGGTTATCAATATACTTTCTTAAACAATACTGCCAATAGTGACCCCGGAACTGCTAATGTAAAATTCAATAATACAACTCCTGCTTTAATTACAGAGATGTATATTGATACCACTGGTGGCGGTGGTTTAGTTATCAATCAAGAATTTAATCGTTTGGCTAATGTTAATAATACTGTTAAAGGAACATTATTTTTCTATGATAATGATAACTTTGAAACTATCAATGCTGACATCACAAATGCTACACAAGTAAGTGGAACAGGTGGTTATTGGGCAGTCACTTTAGCAAATACTCAAGGTGTTCTTCCTGCTAACAATGATGATGTAAGCATATTGGTTATACAAAATGGTAGCGATGGAGCGACAGGACCTACTGGAGCGACAGGACCACAAGGTGCTACTGGGCCTGTGGCTGGTTCAAATACCAACATAATTTATAATAATGCAGGAAGTGCTGCAGGTAGCAATGCATTTATATTTGACAATACATCAAATGCAGTCACGCTTGACGGTACTTTTACATTCAGTAGCAACAACGCTGTCGATATACAAGGTGTCAATGATGGTAATACTCAAAACAGACGCAACTTAGTATTACAAGGCGGCAACACAAATAGCCCAACTACTGCTAATAATCAGACAGCAGGTAACGTTTCATTTATTGGTGGTAATGCACTTAATAGCAATTCAAGCACAGCATGGAACGCTAGAGGTGGTTTCATCACTATGATTGGTGGTGTAGCAAATACTGCCAATGGAGCAAATAATGTAGGCGGCGGAATAACTTTAACTGGTGGTAGTGCTTTGAACTTAGGCACTGGTCTTTCATTCAGCGGTGGAATAACTTTAACTAGTGGTACTGCAGTTGCCAATGGTAGTAATAGTAATTCAGGTGGTATATTGTTAACTGTTGGTGGTGCTAACAATACAAATGGTAATGCTACTACAGGAAATATCAATTTCCAAGTTAATAGTGCCAATAGCACCAATGGTAATGCTACGACTGCTAGTTTCAATATAATTTCAGGTATAGCAAACGCAACTAATGGTAACGCGACTGGTGGTATGATCATATTAAGATCAGGTGGTGCCAACAGCAACAATGCTACTGCTACATCAGGTAGCATCAGTTTCCAGATCGGTAACGTTAATGGCGTAAGCAATGTTGTTGGTAATATCAATATTGGTAGCCAAGCAGCAAACGCATTGATAGCCGCTCCACTAGCAATTAATATTGGTCAAGCAAATACACCAACAATAATTGGTGGCAACGCAAATATTGCTGGTAATTTGTCATTGACTGGCAACATAACTGGTAACTTATTAGTAACAGGCAACATCACAACTGATAATACGATAACTGCCAATGCATTCAGTGGTAATACTGTATCATTAAATTATAGCAACAATGCTACTGATAGAGTATTATTCAATACTGCTGTATCGAATACATCAAGCGGTAAGATGTGGGTCAGTGAAGTCAATGATCCACAAACGGAGTTTGGTATAACTGACTTGCGTTTCAGTCGTTATAGCAACTTTAGTGGTATGAATAACTGGCAAGTTTATCGTACTCGCGGTACTGCTGCCAATAGATTGCCAGTACAAACTAACGATACATTGTATAGTCAAACATTCGATGCATATGGAGATAGTGGCAATCCATTCGTTAATGGTGCTGCGATCAGCATCCGTGTAAAAAATAATGACTTAGCAGGTAATCTAGATACCAACTTTAATATAGTTGGTGGTAACGCAAACAGTAATATTCAGTTTGTAAACTTTAGTATTGCACAGTTCAATAGTGCTAACATCATCACGACTAACAATGTCAGAGCAAACAACGC